CGTTTAAAGAAAATGTGTTTTCCGAACGGTCTACCTCGTGAAGTGAGTAAGGGTAGGAGATGGATATGGAGAAATGCTGATCTACAGTTGGATTCGCCCACCGTCTCTGCCTTACGGACATTAGTTGATTATCATGTGTCTCGTATAAAGTCCGGGCAGAAATTTATGAATATCAATGTCGACCATTTAAAGGATGAGCTTAGAACATTTGAGAAAGTTGCTAAAGGGAAGAGTCGTGCCTTCTGTGCCCAAGAGATAGTATATTTGATTATTTGTGGAATGTACTTTTATAAATTTGTTAAATGGGTGACAGATAACAGAATCCATAATGGAATACTTATTGGTATTAATCCATATGGCCCAGAATGGAAACAATTGTTTGAACATCTATCCTCTAAGAACTCCTCAGGTATATTTGGAGATTATGGATCTTATGATAAGACATTGTATGTTATATGGCAGAGAAGTGTTCAGGTCTTATATCGATATTATATTGGTGTAGACAGTTCTCATCTGTTGGCGATGGACACCCTGATGGAAGACTTGATTGAATCATATCATGTTGTACCTAGTGAGGGCAAAGGTGAGCTTTACAGGTGGAAGTGGGGTAATACAAGTGGCAATTTTCTTACCGCTATAATGAATTCTGTTGCCAATTATTCTCTAGTAACTTTTGCTTGTGCTGTTTCTGAGAGTGGTGGATTGATTGAATTGTCTAAGATACCTGTGTGTAGGTTGGATTTTGTAGATAAAATCCTCCGTGATATGGCTTTTAGTTCATACGGTGACGATAATGCTTTCACACTTACTCCTTCCCACAAAGATATAACATTTCAGTCTATACAAAATGCTTTTAAAGAAATAGGTATAGAGTATACAGATGAGTTGAAGGGGTCTAGTGGTGAAGTGCCTCCGCTGAAATCTTTGATGGAAGGTTCTATGATCGGTAGAGGATTTAGAGTTGATTTGTCATCATATCCACCGGTTGTTGCGTGTCCACTTCGATTGTATTCTATATTAGAGTCTGTGATGTGGGACAAATCTGGTAAGGAAGATGCTACCATTCGATCCAATAAGGTCAGGATGGCCTGTGTGGAATTATCTGAACATGGAGAAGATGTCTATAATAAGTATGTTCCACCTATGTTGAGGGTGGCTGCCGATCATGGATGTAGATTGCCTGAGTTTGTTGATTGGAGTAGTGCTTTTAGATATGCCACTTCAATCACACAAAGTCCCTATGAGGAGCACTGGTTGTAGTGCTCTTCGCGCTGTGGAGCGCGTTATAAATACCACAAATGGGCAGGAGGCCCAATAGTTCCATTTTTATGTTTTAATTTTGAAATAACCGGAAAAGCAGACCCGTTGTTATGACTGCTATATACCGCTCTGGAGCGGTAGACAAATACCAGAGTAGTGCCTGGCGGCACTTAAATAAAGCTATTGTACTTGGCCTTACTAGCCGATTACTCTTATGTTATGGTTTCTATTTCGACTAATGAATTGAACCCGATTCCGTGGTGGGTAACGGATGAACTTAAAGAGTCTGTTCTAAATGGCTCTTTCGTGTGTCAGGCTTCGACAGCTGACATCGTAGATATGTCGAATTCCACAGATGTTACAACTACAGTGTATGATGCCGCTCGTACAACTGCATTTGTGGAAAATACCAAAGTAGTTAAAGGAGATTTTAGTGGTAAGGGAGCTTCGGATACCCTAGAGCAGAAATTTAGCTCTATTAAAGATTTCCTTGCTAAACCCTATCTCTTAAACTCCGTATTGTGGGCCACAACTGACGCATATAACGCAGATATTTGGTCTACAACTCTTGGCCCCTTGCTGAATAGTAATGCAGCGTGGGCTAATAAGTTGCTGGGGTTCAGTCTTGTTAAAGGGACGTTTCATGTGAGAATGGAAATTACTGCTAATCGTTTTCAGCAGGGTATGACTGTCTTACATTATATCCCTTGTTCATCTACAGATCAGGACAATATGCACAGAGCAACCATGAATGGTGTGTTACAACTACCTCATGTGTTGGCTAATGCTTCTGATTCGTCAGTTGAGCTAACCATCCCATATATAACCCCTGCAACACATTATAATCTGAAGTATGGTACTTTCGATTGGGGTAAGGTGTGGTTGAGAGTGTTGTCTCCACTTAAGACTGGTGCTGCAGGTGAGACTTCAGCTCGGATTAATTTCTATGTGTGGATTGAAGATGTCGAATTGTCTGCTCCAGTAGTACCTCAAGTTGATACTGAGGCTAAACCAGGGCTCATTTCCGATGGACTTTTGGGAGTTTCAAAGGTGGCCAGAGCTGTGGCTACAATTCCCATTTTGTCTAGGACAGCTAACACAGTCGGTTGGGCTGCCAGGTCTGCCGCAAGTTTGGCGTCAGCTTTTGGGTGGTCTAAGCCCACAACAGCTGTTCAACCTATGGTTGTTACTAGATCAAATTGGAGATATAATGCCGTTTCTGATGGAGCTGATAATTCTCTACCGTTTGGTTTGGTTCACGACAATAAATTAAATGTACGGCCATTTTCTATTAGGCCTGAAGATGAGATGTCTTTAAAGTTTTTGTTGTCTGTTCCAAATTATGTTGGTCGATTAACTTGGTCCACTGGAGATGCTACTGGTACTTCGTATTTGTCTCAAGCCTTGAGTCCATATAAGTTGGGTATAGCTGGTTCTACCACGCATAATGCTCATACTGCTTCTTGGTTCCAGGGTGCTCCAATCTTTGCCCTCTCTACTTTTTTCCAACAGTGGAGAGGATCTTTGAAGTTGAGATTGAAGATAGTTAAGACAGAGATGCATAAAGGTCGTCTACAGATTACTTGGACGCCCGGTACTTCTGACCCAGCAGCTGTTACACCCACGACTGCTTCTTCTATTTATTCCTTGCGACATATTGTTGACATTGCGCAAAAGGACACAATTGAATTAGTGCTTCCTTACATGGTGTATACAGCATGGTTGAATACTGCTGCTAGAACCACGTCTTATGATGGAGGAGCGTCATGTAGTGGACAACTGGATATTGTTGTATTAAATGAATTGCGCTGTCCGGAGACTTGTTCATCCACAGTGGATATTCTTTATTGGATTGAAGCTGGAGATGACTTTGAGTTTTCTGCCCCTGGTGGGTCATTGACGTCTAGTGTACCATTTATTCCTCAGGCTTCAACTGAAGATTTTACTGACATGTTGGTCAGTGATGGCATAGGTGGTTCTATTGTGCAATCACCAACAATTAGCCCTACGTTGGAGTGTATTGGAGAGAAGTTTGAGTCTATTAAACAGTTATTAAATCGTTTGTCCCAAGTTTTCCTAACTTCTGCAAATCCGAGTGCTGGCACGAACTTGCAGATTTATCCATGGTTTGATGGTTGGTACTCTATCGATGCTGTGAGTGGTGCACTAGTTACGCCTTTTCTTACCGGTGATGTGTTAACAATGGTGTCTACTTGGTATGCTTTTCAGCGTGGTGGACTACGAATTTCTCTATCTCCTAATTGTAATGTTGCTCCAGGTTCTATAGGTGTGACTTTTAGTCCTGGGCAATATGGTACTGCGACTAATGTTATTTTTGACTCTGCTTCATCTGTCAATTATGGTCGTACTACTGCATTTAGTCCTGGTGCAACAGCCAATGTTTATCTTGGAGCTAGTACAACAGAAACTGATTATGGCCAAGGCATGGTATCTGCGAAAGTGCCGTATCATAGCCGTACTCCAATTTCTCGTGTTGGCTTAGCAACCGGACGTATTCCTATCACTCCAGATGTACCCATTGGAGTTGTTAACTTTATTAATAAGTCAACATCAAACTATCTTAGCAATGTAGTGCTTTATAGGTCTTGTTTAGATGATTTCCAACTGACTTACTTCCTTGGGTGCCCCCCTATTATATATGGTTACGCTTAGTGAAGCGTGACCTTTTCACGGTTTTCAAACATAACCCTCTCTCCAGCTAATGACTGGTATTCCCTTAACTTGGATAAGAGGCATGGTGGAATTTTACCGTATTTAAAACGTGGTG